ACAATCCTACAGCTCCTGTTGAACTCGACATCACATTAGATCTAATCGACAACATGCTCATTGTAAATCCACCTGAGCAAACACAAGAATCTTTAGAGCAAACGCAAACGCAAGCTTCGGCTGACTACCTAGATTTTAACGACTTAGACATAGACTTTCTTAACGAAGATTTTTTAGAAGCAGAAGCTAACCTTGAGTTTACCGAACTCGATATAAACTACTTGGATGTAAATTTTTTAGAAGATCTACTTAATGTGCTGGATGCACTAGCCATATCTAAAGAAGAGGATCAGCTCCAACAAGGTGGCGTAGGTATAAGAATAGTAGGAACAGATATAGGACAGGACAAAGACACACAGATAACTACTATAGTTTCAGGACAAGTCATAAGCCTTACAAGAACAGTTAGTCAAAGTGCTAAACTCAACTTAGATGGATCAGGTAGTTACACGATTATATTGATACAGGACGGCGTATCTAATACAGTTAAGATCAATGGAGGATCTTCTACTACGATTACAATAAAACAAGGATCAGGATGAAAAAACTACAGCTACTTGGTTTGATAGCTTTGCTTGGTTTGCCCTTGGTATTACAGCTTACTCCATTAGAGATACTAAAGCTCAAGGTATTTGACTCATGGATCAAGGACCAAGAACCTTCTGGATACTTTACAGTCTTAAATATTACGGAAGAAGATATAGCTAATGAAGGTGGCTATCCTTTATCTAGACAAACCTTAGCGCAAATACATGTCAACCTCTTACGTAAAGGAGCAATAGGTGTAGGCTGGGTGTTGGCCTTTCCACAACCAGATAGATTTGGCGGTGACTTTGAGTTTTCAGAAGCTTTGTCTTTTTCTCCGAGTGTACTTGCCATGTTTGAGGGAGAGGGAGACTATCCTCCTACATCTGGAACTGTAATTCTTGGACCAGAGACTACTGGAGGAATCATGGCAACAGGTGTTATACAGAACATAGAAGTGCTAAAACAAAACGCAACACAGGGAATAGCTGTAGCCAGGACAGATGTAGATAATTTAGTGCGTAGACTACCTTTACTAATGCGCACTCCTGATGGCTGGGTATCTGCATACGGCACAGAGGTATTGAAAGTGTTAGCTGGAGCAGATACGTATGTTATAAGAACAAATGATAATGGTGTAGAAGAAATCAGAGTAAAAGGCATACCGCCCGTTAAAACAGACTCTTTTGGACGTAGGTGGATAAGTTTCGTGAATACCCCACAAACTAATCTGGGAGAAATGGATGTAGAAAATAAGTTTGTATTTGTAGGATTTACTGCAAAAGGCATCATGCCACAGATAGCCACACCGTCTGGGCTACTTGAACCGCACAAGATACAAGCAGCTCTTGCAGAATCTATACTCATAGAGGACAGCCCATATATACCTGACTATTCTCTAGCTGTAGAAATGGCAGCTTTATTATTAGGCATAGCTATGATGTGGTCACTGATTAATTTCTTGGGCATAACGTTGGGGATAAGCTTAGCTGTGTCTACCATGGCGTTAACTTTATTCGCAGGTTACAGCGTGGTACAGCAAGGCATATTGATAGATGTTACCTGGACATTTATAGCCGAGTTTATTACAGGGACAGTAGCTTTTTATTTAAGATTTAGAGAACAATACAAGCTACGACAACAGATCAAGAAACAGTTTGAACATTACTTAGATCCTAGACAGGTAAAGGCTTTACAGGACGATCCGAGTCTATTGAAGTTGGGCGGAGAACGACGGGACTGCACATTTTTGTTTACAGATGTACGTGGTTTTACTGCCATGAGTGAGACCATGGAACCAGAAGAAGTAACAAAGATTATGAACCAAGCTCTGACTATACAATCAGACACAGTTAAGAAGTACGATGGCATGGTAGATAAGTATATCGGTGATGCAATGATGGCTATATTCAATGCGCCCTTGGACTTAGACAACCACGAAGAAGCAGCTGTGCTATGTGCAAAAGAAATACAAGACCAGTTTAAGCTGTCAAAAATTTCTGTGGAAATAGGCATAGGAATCAATACGGGCCCAGCTGTGGTCGGCAACATGGGATCTGAAACCAGGTTTGACTATACAGCTATAGGTGACACGGTAAATCTAGCAGCTAGGCTAGAATCTAGCACCAAAGAAGTAGGCAAAGATATAGTTATTGGAGAGTCCACAGCAAAAGCATGTTCTTTCCCTTTAGCGGTGTTGCCTTCGATTACTGTTAAGGGTAAACAGGACAGGATAAACATATTCACCTTAATGCCCTAATCATATAAACTAAGTTAATGGCAATCTTCGGTAAAGACATCACAGCAGCGGATTTAGCTGCGGGCAATCTACAAGGTTCTGAGAAAGAAAAATCAGCCGTTAGTAGAGCTTTGCGATTTGGTTTGGATCAACCTACCGAGAACGTTGCAACAACGTTACGAGCATTGGGATTTGATGCGCAAGCAGATTCGTTAAGCGGTCTAATAGATGCCCCTGAGAACTATGACTCAAAAGCAGCTCAGTTTGTAGGAGAGGAGGGAATGTACGACTTTAGTGCTTTACCTTTAGCCGTAGTAGAACAAGCGGGGCAACTAGGCGGATCTTTATTATCTAGGGGTATTGGTGCAGGAGCAGGACTAGCAGTTGGTGGTCCTTTTGGAGCATTTATCGGTGGTTTACTTGGACCAGGATTATTTGAAGCGGTACAGATAGCAGGGCCAGTAGCATTAGAAAGAGCTAGGAATAACGGTAGGACAGAACCAGATACTTCTGATTGGGCAGCTGCTTTAGGCACAGCAACTTTTTCTGGAGTCTTAAATGCTATCGGTGCTAAAAACATTGGTAAATTAAACACTACATTAGTTGGTTCAGGAGTGCGAGAAGGAGGCACAGAGTTTTTACAAGGACTTACCGAACAGTTTGGTAGCACAGCTGGGACAGACAAGGGACTAGAGTTAGATTTGAGACAAGCAGGTGGTGAAGGATTGATAGGCGGTTCTGCTGGAGCATCTGCACAAATTCCTTCTTCTACATTAAACACAGCTCAATCATTGGAAAATCTTAGGCAAGACATAATCGGAGACAGCATAACAAATGCAATGTTTGACCAAACTACACCTGACCAGGCTGTAGAAGAAATGGGAGAGCAATTGATGTTAACGGAACAAACTGTAGCAAATATAGAACAGTTTGAACAAGAAGCCGACCAGTATGATCCTGATGATCCAGGAGCTTTCACTGATGAGGACATTATTCAAGAATTCTTAACGACTAACGATCAGTATTTAGAGAATCAAATTGAAACTCAATTTGGAGATCAGTTAAGTCGTGATGAACAGTTTCAATTATTTGTAAACGTGCAAGATTACATACGAGATCACTTTGAATTTTTTGATCCTAGAGCAGAAAACACACCGCGCGATGCATTGAGGCAGATAGCTAATACTGTGACACAAGAGGCAGGAGCCTTTTTAGATGCAGCTAATTTAGAAAAAATTGAAGCGGGCGTAGATCCACGTTATGTTGGGCCACAGTCTATGGACATAAATCTTAATGCAAAGGAAGAGTTATACAATAGAGGTGGAGCAGGCATAACGTCTATAGAATCAGGTATCGATCCTAATTTTTTAACTCAATCAATCTTGATGCAAGACGGCATATTAGACCAACGTTTGCCAAAAGACCCCAATAAACCTGTGAACCCTCAAGGGTTGTTGCAAGAATTAGGCGTAAAAGAAACTGATAAAAATTGGTTCGAGACCTCAAAAAGAGGAAACAAAAAAGTTGTTAGTGAACTTGTAAACACAGAAATAGCTCCTTTCTTAAAAGCTAAAAGAGACGCAGGAGAAAAAGTTACACGTGCAGAAATAGAAAATATATTTTACGATTCTTTAAACCGACATAAAAGTTTTTATACGACAGGAAGAGAAACTCAACATGAAGGTGGTTATACGTTTAAGGAACAAGGACTACGGAATTTGTTCCCTGAAGTTGCAGAACCAGACAGATATTTTGAATTATGGAATCATTACACTCCTTTAATACCAAAAAATTCTACGTTAGAAAACAGTCCTTATTTTAATCGAGATGGTAATGATGACCTTCATAATCCTCACGGCGATGGTGCGCTCATGTGGACGCGTGGGTTTCAAGTAGAACATCCAGATGGATCAGGACCAGGGACATTACTTGCAGAGAACCAATCTAAACTTCATGGGCATTCACAAGATCCAGGTAAACCTAACAAAATGTACTTGTCTTCAACGGGTATTGAAGAAGATGCGTCCCAGTTTGACGCTATAAAGAAAAGACAAGCCGATTATAATAGTGCTGTGACTGCTTTTGTTGCTGAACAAACAGAAAAAAATACAAATTCTACTGTTCTTCCAGATCTTCTTTTAGAAGAGCCTAGTCAATATGGCCAATACAGAGATGTTGTTATTACTCCTATAGAACAAGATTTAAGTTCAATATCTGATGCGTTTGCAAAAGAAAATAAACTTTTAAAAGAAAAACAAGTTAAAGAAAGTAACGATGTTTTTGTAGAAACCATGGTCACCCTTCAGCCTCTTGGAAATTTAGGAATAACAATAGATAAAGACAGCTTTCAAGAATTTATGGATCAACCCGCACAGGCTTTAGATGTGTTTGAAACGTTAGGAAAGCAAAGAAGAAATAGATTTAACGAATATGTTCTTTTGAACCATGGTTTGAACCTTAGACTTGAATCAGTGACGAACAGAAATTATGACCAAAGAACTTTTAAACCAATTAACGACACAATAATTAATATTGCCGAACGACCTAGTGGACCATTAGACAATAAGCAGACTACAGATAGAGTAGAATTAATATTAGATTACAGTCCTAAATTCGCTGATAAGTACAGCACTTTTAATAATTTGATTGCAGCGTCAGACAACTATCCTACTGCTACAGAAATGAGAGAGTTAGAACAGTACGAAGCTAGGATGAGGGATACCAACAAAGTAATATTTCCTGACTATCCTTTCAAAAATAACTATCCTGCAATGAATTTAAGGAAAACAATCACGTTGGCTTTAGACCAAGGCAATAACTACATTTTTATAGGTAGTAAAGGATCTGGCGGAGCTCCACCATCTGTGTACAGAGCGCAGAAAAAAGAAGCTGAAAATATTGCAGAAGTTATAGCCAGTTATCAAGGTGATCTAAAAGCAAAAGACTTATTTAAAGTGTTGCCAGGTTCAGAAGACGTGGCAGGAGGCCCGTACTACGCATTGGACATAAGGCCGTTGAAACAGTTGATAGAAGCCAAAGTATTTAAAGGTTTCAAGGGCTATAAAGAAGGTGGTTTGGTTATGAACTATGGTGATTATGGAAGGAGTTATATTTAATGTATGAATACAGTTGCACGGTGGAAAGGGTGGTCGATGGAGACACTATCGACGTTACTTTGGATCTCGGCTTTGACATTCTTCATAAGTGTCGTGTTCGCCTATATGGCATTGATACTCCCGAGTCACGTACTCGTGACCTCGATGAAAAGGCTAGAGGAAAAATGGCTGGGGCTTTCTTAAAAGAAGCGATAGAGGAAGGAGAACAAGTAGTCATACAAACAAAGCTCAAGGACTCCAAAGGTAAGTACGGCAGAGTTTTGGGTGATGTCGTTGTCGATGGTAAAAACATCAATCAGACGATGGTTCAATGCCACCTGGCGGTAGCCTACCATGGCCAATCAAAAGACGACGTAGAAGCTGAGCACATGCGTAACAGAGACATTCTTATCGAGAACGGCTTACACACACCAGTATAAATCCCTATACATATCCCATAAAATAAATTAGAATAGATCTACGCTACAGGATTTTTAACCTAGCTGGATAGGGTGTAGCGTAAGGTTATAGGATACTTCAATATCCTTTGGTACCTTGAAATCCAGAGAGTGCCAGCAGGCGGTGTGCTCCATAAAGATAACACCTGCAGGGAGAGCTGTTCGAGCCAAACAAGGAAACCTTTAGACGGGTAACCTCTCCAGCCCAGTGATCTCCTGTTTAATCATAAGGCAAAAGGTCTGGAACCCTAAACTCCCAGGCCTTTTGTTTAACTAGGACAATAATGAAAATAAAGAAAGGAACAATAATCGCTGACGTTTACGAAACATGCAGCCCTAAAATGAAAAAGTGGTTCGATGATGCGGGACCCGAAGAACACGTTATGTTGCTCGAAGGATTAGTAGAATACAATCTTGTACCTCAAGAAATGTTTGAGTTGATGAAGGAAGTTATACTCGAGAACGACGGACAAATGACTCAAGAACACTACATGGAGTTTCTTGCTATGTGGTACAGCCCCGCTTTTCAAAACAAAAACTTTAAATTGCACTAACTCCTACATTTCTTTATTATTAGCCTATGAATGGCGATGGTTTAGGTTCAATGGGCGGAGGAGATACAGGCATAGGCGCAGGTATAGCTGCAAACTTAGCTCGTTTTCCTGGCACATCAGTTTTATATGCTTCTGGTTCTCCTGGCTCACGGTTTTCTTCTGCGGGCACAACGTATATGGGCAATTTTACTGGTGGCGGTGGTGGTATAGGGAGTTACTCTCCTATGGGTATGTCAGAGTTTTCTCCGTATATACCTAGTCCTGTTGCACCTGTTGAGACTCAACCGACCTTTGGTCAAAAGGCTGTTGAAAGCATTAAAAGTTTTTTAAAGCGTCTGGCTAGGATTCACCCAACTACGGCTACAGCAGCATTTGCCTACGATTTTGTTCGAGGATTGCAAAACGCAGAAAACCCACAAGACTTTGTTAAAGGTATGATAAGCAATCTTGCTATGCAGAAGGTAGGGAGCAATCTAGGTATTTCTCCTATGGCTCGTGCTGGCATAGGAACCTTACAAAATGTTCGTCAGGGTAGAATGACACCAGGGCAAGGCATAGCCAGCCTCGGAACCTCTGCTGCTTTCCAGAAAGCTGCACCGTCAATCCTTAAATCGGCGTACGACAAAGGCGGAATGAACGCTGTGTATGGTGTCGCTACGTTATTGGGTATGGCACGACAAGGACTTCAAAAAAATATCATACAACCAGGACCAGGTGGCGATGGGTAAAGGATCTAAGCAAAGGCCAGCTTCTATCTCTGTCGAAGAGTTTAGCAAGAACTGGGATAAGATCTTTAAGGATGTGCAAAAGAAACATTTAAGCGGTAGCCTGTCGGGTAAGGATACTGTATAATACATCTTATATATTAGCTCCTTGCTAATGTTGTAAAAAAACACACTTTTCTGCCTAGTGTGGTTAAAAGAAAGGCGGGTTAATAAAGGAAAGCTGATCGTGACTGGGAAAC